TGCCAGTTGTGCTTGTAATGGTTGGTGTGGTTACAGTTGTAAAATTACCTGTTGAAGGCACTGTATTACCAATCGCTGTACCATCAATAGTACCGCCTGTAATTTGTACGTTGCCTGCATTAAAGTTAGAAGCAAAGTAAAAATTAGTACCATCTGAATAAACAATATAAGTTTGACCATTTGGAACTGATACTGTTGTACCAGAACCATTAGACATAATGACATTTTTACCACCTGATGTAGCATTGTTAATAATATAGACTTTATTAACTGCTGGGGTGACTATGGTACAATCTGCTGATAAAGCGCCTGTAAAGACCAATACAGCGTTTCTAGACTCATCTGAAACACCATTGTAGCTACTTAATGTATAAGTAGTTAAACCAGCTATACTGATAGATAAATAGCCAGTAATAGCCTGCTCTAAAAGAGTGCCTAAATTGGTGTTTGTAGTCGTACCCCATGTACCAGCTTGGTCGCCAGTGCCAATGAGTTGGAGCCTTAAACTTGTGGAGTAGGTGGATGCCATAGTAAGTCCTTATTTCCGTATATTATAATTTATTTTGACCTTATTGACTATTGTTAATTTGGGTCCAATTCGTTGATTCTGTGTTGTTTATAGTCGTCCAAGTCGCTGTATTGGTATTATTAATTTTATTCCATGTCACAGTTTGATTATCATTAATTGCAAACCAACCACGATTATGGAAGCTATCTGCTATAGCTATTGTTTCTATAATAGAAGCTCTAAATTGGGCTGCTATAGAAGCAGAATCAGCCATATTCACATTTTCAATGACAGACTCAGTAAACACCTGAATAATAGTTTCTGCATCTGAAGGACTAAAGCTTTCTGTCACTGTAAAGAAGAAAGCTATACCAATTTGCCTTATATCATCTACAGTAATATTTTCAGTTTGACTTGTAACAAAATTAGCAACAATACTAATTGCATCTTGCATATTCATATTTTCAGTAATGCTTGATACAAATTGAGCTGTAATAGTTTGAGAATCAGCTAAATTACTATTCTCTGCTATGCTTTGTGTAAAGTTAGTTTGCTGGCTATTAGAATCACCCATATTTACATTTTGTGTAATTGTGTCTAATGCTGCAAAATACTGTACTGATGAATCTGCTAAATTGCTATTTTCTGATATGCTTGATGCAAATTGTGCTGCTATGGTTGGTGTATCAGCTACATTACTATTTTCTGCAAGAGATACATTGTAAGTAGTTAATTGAGTGCTTGAATCAGCTACACCAAAATTTTCTACTATACTATCAAAAAATAATCCAGCTTCTGAATCAACATTACCTATAGTTACATTTTCTGTAATCGTTTGACCAAAAGTCCATGTTTGTGTATTACTATCTGCTACGCCAATATTTTCAGTAACAGTAAATACATATGAATTACCGCCCAATCCAGCAAATGTAGGTTGAGCAAATGCTGCATATCCAAACATTTATAGCACCAACCAACGAGATCCAGAAGGTATTGTAACTGATGCTCCAGATGCTACAGTCATAGGTCCAGCTGCAATAGCGTTAGAACCTGATGGAATAGAATAACTTGTAGATACGGTTGAGCTATGAACCAACATACCATTTGAAGCTACAACTTCAGGTGCAGTTAAAGCGCCTGTTGATGGATTCACATTAATACTTGTATTAATATTTGCGCCAGTAATAGATCCACTAGAAGCACTTGTAAATGGTAAATAAAAAGATGAGTTAGTAGAGCTTGCTGTAATGGTTAAACCAGATGCAGATGCAGCCCAAGAAGCTGTTGTACCGTTAGAAGTAAGAACATAAGTATTTGCACCAATAGGAAGTCTAGTAGAGCTATTAGTACCATTACCAATAATTAAATCACCAGTCGTTGTTACTGGACTTAAAGCATTAAATGCGGCTGAAGCTGTTGTTTGTCCTGTACCACCGTTAGTAATGGGTAGTGTGCCTGATACATCTGCTATTAAAGATACTGAACTCCATGTTGGAGCGCCTGATGCATTACCATGTAATACTTGTGTAGATGTACCCGCTGCAGTAGTTCCCATAGCAGAAGTAGTTGATCCATATACTACACCATATTGAGTTAATGCACTCGCTTGACCTGTACCACCTGATGTTACAGGAAGTGTACCTGTTGTTAAAGCACTTGTTGATGTTGCATATACTGCACCACCTGATGTAAAGCTTGTTAATCCTGTACCACCATATCCTGTAGCCAAAGTACCTGCTAATGTAACTGCGCCTGCTGTAGCTGTATTAGGTGTTAAACCTGTAGAACCGCCGCTAAATGTACTTACATAGTTACCAGTTAAAGCTGAAGTTGGAATCGTAGTTGATGCTGTAAAAGCACCTGTACCATTACCATAAACATAGCCTGTTAAAGTTACAGCTCCTGTACCACCAGCTGCAACAGGTAAAGTACCTGCAGCTAGCGCTGAAGCTGATGTTGAATATAAGGCATTATTTGCAGCTGTAAATGTAGTTAATCCAGTACCACCATATCCTGAAGCAATCGTATTACCTTGATAGGTAGCATTTGTAATAGTAGCTGTGCCAAAGTTTGCAGTAGTAGTACTAAAGTCATAAGAAGCTGGAATTAGGGCATATTTACCCCATGATCCAGCAGAGGTTGAATTATCTTCTACAAAGATATAAGAATAAGCACCAGAAGGAACTGTATCAATCGTTGCTGAAGCATTATCAACAATAGTAACTGTGCCTGATGAATCATTGTCAAAGGTAAATCCTTGACCATTAGCTAACGTCGTTGCATTTGGTAATTGAATAGTTTGTGTTGTAGAGCCACTAATTCTTTGATAATAAGCAGAAGCTACTGTAAGTACTGTAGTGCCACCAGAAGCTGTAATGACATTGTATCCAGCTAAGAAGTTATTAGTGACAATATTAGAATTAGCATCACGGATAACTACAGAGTTAGCACCTGAAGAAGATGTAACACCTGTACCACCATAAGCAACACCTATGGTTGTACCTTGCCAAGTGCCAGAAGAAACAGTACCTAAAGCAGATACATTATTTGAACCATCTAAATTAACTGATTTTTCTGAAGGGTATGTGACAAAAACATTAACTGTGCCTGAGAAAGTAACAGCTGAACCAGAGTTACTTGAAGCTAAGATTGTAGTGCGTGTTAATGTAGGTCCAGTTGTAGAGTAAGTACCAACACCTACTTCCCAGTTACCAGATGCATCTGTAGCACCATAATAGGTTGTATTTCCATTACCAACTACGGCAAAGGATTGGAACCCAGTAACTGAGGTCGTTAAGGTAAAACTAACTGTGGTATTGGCCGTACCCTGCTGCTGGACACGATCATTTAACGCTAGAGCCATTTAGGACTCCTTAGCTTGTTGCAGTTGTCGAATAAGTAACGCTTACTGTATCACCAGCTGTTGTAACTTTAGCTGTTGCAAAATTACCTTCGCTGTATAAAGTACCTGCAGTAGAACTTTGTGTACTTACTGCGCCTGAACCTGTAACTAAGAAACAACCATAAACTGTACCACCTGCACCTGTAATAGTGTAAGTAATCGCAGTTGCTGTTGACGTTGTTACGTTAGAAGGTGTTGTACCTGATGATGTTGAAGCTGAAAATGTAGCTGTACCACGAACTGCTGAACCACCTACTGTATAGTTAGTAAACTCTTTACCGCCACCTACTAATGTTGTCATAGTATCAGTAGCTGCTGGAGTTAAAGTAGCATTAGTTAAACCTAAGAAAGGTCCAACTGTAGTATAAGTACCTGAAGTTCTTAATAATGTATCTAACATAAGTTGTTTGCCTACAGCTACAACTAAATTAGGAAATTCTTCTTCCCATTTAATGTTGCCATCTTTATCACGGCATACAACATGATAGTGACCATGTACGCCCATATCTTCTGCAGATATAGCGTTTGTATTTAATGTAGCTATGGCTGAATCACCAAAGCCTTGTTTTTCTTTATGCATGATTTCTCCTTATTGAATTCTTAATATTGCACTAGTTGATGTTGCTGATGGAAATTGGATTTGGAAACTATTGGTGGCTGTTTTATCAGATCCAAAATTTAATACACAAACGGCTGCTCCAGTAGTGCTATTATAGACCAAAGCGCCCCTACAAGTAAAACTTGCAGGACTCCAAGTAACATTACTAAATGTCACATATGATGTGTTATTAGTTGGGTCACTTCCAACACTAGGAGTTAGTATTATTCCTCCAGCAGTGTATCCAGTTCCAGTAACTTCATTCGTAGTTGTATAAGCTACTGTTGTATTATTTAAATCAGCATTAGCATTATATAAAGCTATTTTATATACATATGGACTTGGACTATTAAAGTCTTCAGCTCCACTTAACATATTAAATGTAAATACTGTGCAAACGGTTTGTACTATCATACATTTACCTCAAACTTATTATGTTTAAATAAGTTATGTTTTTCTGGTATAACTTGTAAATTTTCAATCATATGTAATCCAGATACTAATTTTCCTTGTAATGGAATTATATGGTCAACATGCCATTTAAATCCAAAATGTTTAGTTCTTAAAGCAGCTAATTCATATGTCTCTTTAATTAACCATAAATCATCTTTTGTGAGCCATTTAGGTGTTCTATTTAATAAACTTGCTTGTCTTTTACGAGCATAATATGCTTGCAATGGCTTAGTTCTTTGTCTATATTCTTTCATAGTTTTTTTACGTTTTTCTGGATTATTTAACACATATTCCATATTTTTTTTGGCTATAATTTCACGGTTTTTTGCTTTATATTTACAACCATAACTACGTGATACTTCTAAATTAGCATTCCATTTAGCTTTTCTATATTCAGATAAACAAGTTTTACATTTTGTTTCTTTACCATCTTTATATAAAGAATGATTTGGATACTCATTTAATGGTTTATCTTTTAAACAAATTCTACAAGTTCTCATTATGTTTTAATTTTAAGTTTGACTTGACCATCTCTATAAGCATCACCACGTTCAAGACCATCACCAAGACGTTTAAGTTGTTGTAGAGCTTCTGTATACTTATCTTCTACATTCTTAATCATATCTGGTTCTTGTTTTTGGAATAACATAGCTTCTCTTAATGAAGCATAAAGTAATACTGGATCAAAATTATCGCCTAACCAGCTTGTGCCATTTGCATTAGATACTGTATTAACTGAGATGCTAAATCCAGTTCCAGATCCACCTAATGATGATGAAGCTGCACTTAATGTATCATTGACAGCATAAAATTGACCACCATCTTTTAATGTAACTGAGTTTACATTACCAGATGAATTAACTACAATTGTAGCTGTAGCTCCAGATCCAGAACCACCAGTTAATGAAACTTCTTCATATGATCCTGGAACATAACCAGAACCTATTACAGTTAATGCGCCAAATGTAGTAATTTGACCTTGCACAATGGTAGGTGGATAGTAAAAATAATGTAATTCAGCAGTATAATCCGCATCTGGTGTTGGACCTAAAATCAATGACAATTCATCAATATTGCCATATTGAGATCCAAACAATGCATAATGAGTAGGTTCACCTTGATAAGATACTGTAGGGAAAGCTGTTCTAATATAGTTCACATCTTTATTTAATAAGAAACTATAGTTACCAGAAGAATCAATTAAAGCTAAAGAATAATTAGCTAACCAATCATTAGGTAATGATAAATACTGATTGCCTGTCGTTAAGTTACCAGTAACGTTTTTACGTAATGCTGGTATTTGAACAGAGTTATAGATTCTATCCTCAGCTTCTTGAACAAAACGAGGAATGTTAGATACAAATAACTGTTCTGTAGTTTCAGAGTAATCTTGTATAGCTTGATAAAGCTGAACGTAATTCATTAATTAGCCTTGTTTACCACTGATTTTACGACCTTTGGTTGCTGCACCATAACCACGCATTTCTTTTACGCCAAATTGATTTTCTGGAGCAAATGCATTTTTAGCTGCAATGCCTGCAGAAATATTCATTTTGTTTGTGTTTGTGCCTTGCTCATAAACTTCAGCTTGAACATCAATATTGATTGGTTGTTTATAAACATTGATATCATCACCACCGCCTGCAGGATAAACAAAGCCAGTATATGCACTAGCATCTTTGTTTTCTTTTGCATGGCCAAGTGGATATTCTCCAGCTGGGGTTGGATTAACTTTCTTTTCCATGATTATCTACCTTTTTTTTGATTGTTAGCACGAGCTAAATTACGACCCACAGCTTTCATCGCTTGAGATGTAACTGTAGATGCACCTTTAGAACCTTTGCCAGATTGAATACCAACTGTAGGTCCAGTATCGCCTAAATTATCGCCTTTAGTTTTACCTGTTTTGGTAATACCATCAGCTGCTTTTCTAAATGCCATTTTGTTTCTCCTTATGTTGTAACTATTGTAACAGTACCTATTTGAACTGTAGGCACTAAATTATTAGGTGTTAAGCCAGCATCAAATTGACTAGAACCACCAACTGGTTGCCATCCCCATTGAATCTGTCTACTACCATCCAATGGATATCCTGCATCATCCACATTATTAACATTTGGATCATACGGATTCGTCATTAATCCAGTTGTACCAGATACATTATAACTCACATCTGGTCTTGGTTCACGCACTGCTTGAGGATCATTTACTGGATACATACCCAAATGTAATTGAGGATGATCTGGATCCCAGCATTCTGGACAAACTTTAATATTAAAGAGCTTAGTCTTAATGACTTCTTTTTTAAGTTCTTTTAACTTATATCTTTGACCACAACGATCACATTCGGCAATCGCATATTTACCAGATGAATATTTATTAGGCATGTCTTACCTTGAATAAAATAAATTTCTAGGCACAAATCTAATAGGTGCCTTTTCTCTATCCTCTTGTGATGCTAGATCCCATTGTTTTTCATAATCAGATTGTAGGAAAGCTACTCTATTAGGATCAATTTCTGGTGACTTTTGAGCTAAATAAAATGCCAATCCAGCTACCATTGCTGGTAAAAATCTGAATGGAATATCATTTACTACTACACCAGTGCCTGCATCTTGAATACGTCTTAAACGCCAATAAACGAATGTATAGTTACCACCTGAGTTAGGTGTAGGCCATACATTAATATTTGGTAATAATGGTATAGATAAATAGTTATATGGACTTGTAGTCGCTATATGTGCTGTTGCAGTTGTACCATTTTGACCACGGAAACAATTTAATAATTGGTTCGTAGAGTTATTCACATTTTGATACATAATGATTTCATTATCTATTTGAATATAACCAGTAGCTGCAAGATCTTGTACGCTACTTACTGTAATTGTTGTATCAGATGCACTAATAGATGCAGCCAAATATACAGTAGAAGTTGATGTATTACCAGACTGTCTATTAATCCATACTTGGATAGGACGTCCAGTAGCATTTTTATTAGGTATTGTAGAATATGTATCTTCTGAAATACGGCTAATATTAATATCTACTTGGTTAGTATCTGCACCAGTTCTAACAACCGTACTTAATAAGTCAATTGTGTCTATAGGTAATGGGTAAGTAATCTGACCTGTGACTAAAGGAATCTGACCTTCTTCTACAGTCCATAAATTAATACCACGATTAGCCCATTCTACTGTTAATAAGTTTAATGAACGTCTAGCAGTTCTAAAATCATAACCTGTTCTTAATTCTAAACCACAACGTTCAAACGCCTCTTCAATGAGGTCGTTCATGTTTAGATTAAAGACTGAGGTACCTGTGGTTTTATCTACCATTATTTACCTAATTTGCGTAATGTTTGAGCTAATCTAGCTTTTTGACCAATCTTACCTGGTTTTTTTGCGGCAGCCGCTAATTTACCAGCAGGAATCTTTTCACCAGCTTTAGTTTTTAGCGCTTTACGCAAACTTCCTGGTTTCTTAATTGCACCAGATATCCAATTTTTAGTAGCCATAGTTTTGCCTCCTTTGGCATATTGAGTAAAATCCGTATTATCTCTACGGGCTTTTGTTTTACCTTTTGGCATTTTTGATGGGGCTATATCACCCATTCCACGAGAAGCTCTCATATTACCTTCCTAAAGGTATAGAAGCTAATCCACCAACGGCCATAGGTTGTGTTTGGAATTGACCATTAGTTGAATATGCATCATTGGGTTGATTGGGTTCAACATTAGGTATTGTGCTTGGATTTTGACCAGGATGTCCTTGTATGTTGAATGTTTGTGGTGAATAAGGATTAACACCAAATTGTGGTTGTGAGCTTGGATACATGCCTGGATACCATGATTTAGGTTGTCCTTGTGTTAGCATATTAGCTGGCAACATAGTGCTATAATCATTAGTTTCTTGCGTATTTTGATTTTGTTGTTGATTGCCATCAGCCATTCCATCCATTCTATATGGAGATTGTGCTGGACCTTTAGCATTTGCCATACTTGCATTAGCAGGCTGACTACCTGGTACTGGAGCTACAGGATTGTAACTAGCTGGTGGATTATTAACACCAATAGGTTGATATGTTGGTTGACCGTATGTAGATGCAGCAGGTCCTTTAGCTTGAGGTGCTGTTTGTGGTCTTGCTGTATTTTGTGGTAATCCTGCTCCAGCCATTTAAAACTCCTTAATCATTTGCACTTGAGTAAACTTATACCCAATATCTTGTAAAAAGCTTCTTGTCCATCCTGGACGTCCAGTTAAAGATAAAGCTGTGCATCCTTGTTGTTTAGCCCATTCAGTAATGTGCTTTTCTATTTCTTCAATTTCACTGATGTCTCCACCAGCTAAAAATACATGAATCATTTTCTTTCTTGGATACTGAGTAACTTGTGTAATTAATGCACAATTTTTACCAGGCCAAAATTCAACTCTTCCATTCATAACATCTTCAAAAATATCTTGAATATTATGAGTTCCATGAGAATACTCTAAAGCATCCTCAATCCATTTTTCACATCTTCTAAATTCTTTTACCCAATGTGGTTCGTATTGGGAATAGTCTAATGGCATTACTTAATTTTACCGCCACCACACATTGACTTAACATGTTCATGATGAACTTTATGTGAAGCTTTATGTGCATCATAATGCTCAGAATGGTGCTTATGTTGACCTTCTGTATGATGTTGTTTTAAGTGATCTACGTGATGTTTATGTTCCATAATGCTACCGCCTTTTTTATATTTTTTAGTAAATGGATCTTGATCTGGTTCTGTAGGTGCTGGAATTTTACCAGTATGTAAATTTTCCCAAGTTTTATCAGCATTAGCTTGCTGTTTAACTTGCTCTGCTTTAGTTTCTTTATCTAACTTTTCAGCTGCCTGTTTATATGGATCAGCCATATTAGCACCATTTGCCTTTAGTTTTGCCTTTTTGAGCAATACCATCAGCACGTGATGAAGCTGAACCGCCTTTAGCCATCTTTTTCATACCACCGCCACACATATTTTTAGGTTTCATAATCTTGCCAGAGTCACCTAAGTTTGTACCTTTTGTGTGACCACGTTTTTGAACTGCTGATTCACCGTGTTTTGTTAATTTATTAGAGCCTTTTTCAATATCTTCTGACATTGTACGAGGACCCATTGTTTCTCCACCTTTAGCCATTTTTTTCATATTTTTCATCATGCCACCTTTTCTTAATTTAGATAAATCTGTATGTTTACCATGATGCTCTTGAGTATCATGCATTCTAAAAGCTTTTTTTACAATAGCTTTGTCTTGTTTAATATCTTCTTTCATTAATTCTGCTTTACCACCTTTTTTCATACCTGGCATAGCTGGAGGAGCCATCATATTTTGAGCTGAGCCTGCTGTTGCCATAGGATTTACTTGAGGTGTAGCTAATGCTGGTGTACGCATAGCACGTGCAGCCATCATAGCCATTGCTGGGTTTACTGATTTTTTTTTCATAATTTTTCCTTAGTTACATTTCCAACGTTTTAGAGAAGCTGCTTTTCGTGTAGGTCTGCCTTTTTCGTCTTTCATAGGACCAGGCATTCCAGACATCCTAGCACAAAATGATCTTTTTCTAGCACCACCTTGTGGTTGTGGAGATTTTAAATGACTACCAGTAGCTGCATTATATTTAGCACGACCTTTAGCTGTAAGACCAGCACCTTTAGATACAGGTAACTTTTCACCACGACCAATAGCTAATGATACTCCACCTTTTTTCATTTTAGCAGTTTTAGCTGACTCTTTAAATGCTTTAGCTTTAGGTGCGCCTTTAGAACCAGGCTTACGCATATGTTCACCGCTTCCATGAGCTATACGCTCTTGTTTAGCATGAATGTTTGCATATAGTCCACCTTTAGCAAACTTCTTACCTTTATCGGCTTCAGCAAAATCTTTGCCAACCTTTTGAGGTATACCCACTTTCTTAGCAAAAGCTTTGTTATGAGCAACAGCTTCCATTAAGTTATGTTGTGCTTTAGACTTACTTGGCATCTTTTCTTAACCATTTTTGTACAGTTTTAGTTTCATATATACGAATAGTTGTCCAAACAATAGTCCATAAAGCTGCAAATGCTGGTAGCCAATTTAATATTGTTCCTACTACTGTAACTGTTGAAGCAAAATCAACTACTTGTTTTGTACTTTCATGCATGTGCGATATCATAGTTATTAACCTTTTGAACCTTCTGCAAAGTTTTTAATTAAGTAGCCTTCTACATTTACACCAATCTGTATTGTGCCTGTATCTGCATTTGCTTGCCACTGTAAGTCTGTTTTTTCAGTATATGCAAATGGAACAACACGTCTAATACTAAAGTTTTGTGTAAATGATGTTTCTAATACTGTTAATGCAACACCAGATACATTGTTTTTAGAATAAACTTGATAATTGACTGATGCAACACCGCCTGCTGCAATAGCTGCATTAATGTCTACACGTGTTAAGTAGAATGTATATCCAGCTGGAACTGTATAGATAGCTGCTTGTGATTTTCCAAGACCTATACTCATTGCTGCGTAAGTTACAGTTTTGCCTGCATTACTTAATGATAATTTGCCAACGTTAGCAACACCTGATGCTAAAATCATACCATTAATTCTTAAATAACTATTTACTGTAGTTACACCTGTAGCGCCATTAGTAAGCACTAATGTTTCAGAAATTGGATTAAAATTTGCATCAAGGCCATTGATTAAAACTGAAACATTTGTGTCAGAAGCTGATGAACTATAAAGCAACATGGTTGTTGCAGATGCTGGGTATGTATATGCAGAAAGGTTTTCCCAAATTGGATACAATGTTGTTGTTAGCGCTGCTTGATAGCCAAAAATATTTTGTAACGAATGGCCAGTAACTTGACCACGTGCAACTTGCAATTCAAATGGTTCGTATTTGCCTACTTGAGTAATAGACCTAATTGTATTTAAATTTGCCATAATTAATCTCCTAAAGTTAGCGACAAGGGGCCGAAGCCCCTGTCAGATTAATTAATCAAAGTTACCGTATGGGTATGTTGTACCATTACCAATATTAGGATCAGTTTGAACATATTGTACAGTGATCGC